AGATTTAAAGCTTCAAGTTCTAACTCTAAGTTTTCAATTTCATCAGCTGCTTCCGCAACTTCATCAACTTCAGACCAAAGGCTTCCTGCGTTTGGATGATATATTGATAGCAGTTTTTGTAAAGGCTGTTGTTGTCTTGGCACCTCTAAAACTCCATCTAAAAATGTAACATGCCCCAGCGTTACATATCCATCTTGTTCGCTAACGAACAAAGACTTTTGGTTGGTAGCATATCTTATTTCTTTATTTTCACCTGTATTTTCATCAAACCAAAACAAAGGTTTTCTTACTGTATGCTTAGACTGTATGGTCCAGCTTATAGGTGCTCTATTCTGCGATAGAATATAAACTCTATCTTTTATTTCCCATCCCTTTTCAGGATCAGATATTCTTTTTTTTGTTTGTGTACTCATAATATAATATAATATAATAAAAATAAAAAGAGGTTAGGGTGGCCGAAACCACCCGTCCTCTGTTAATCACTATGCTTTAAACAATACAAAGTTATTAGCACCTTGTACAATTAAACATCTTTCAGATAGATAGTGCATTCTCATTTCATCAATTGGAGATGAAGAAGCGCCACCTACAGATCCAGTAACCCAAGATTTCATTTTTCTGTTTTCAGTTTCAGAAGCTCTATATCTTACGTGTAGGAAAGGTCTTTTAATGTTTTTCCCAAGATTTTGGTCGTAAACTGTTGAAGTACCAGCAGGAACTAGTACACCTTCAACGTCTCCAAAGCCACCTCTTGTTGAAAAATCATTTAGATATTTCCAGTCAGTTTTGTAAAAGTCATAAGAACCTCTTCTGTATCCAGTAAAACCTAGATTAAGAGCCATATCCTCACTGTTGTTAAATACACCAAAAGAAGTACCTCCTGAGTATCCACCATTTTGTTGTGCAAGAATATCATCAATTTCCAAAGAAAGATCTCTACCTAAGAAAAGCATGTTTTCTTCAATAGCACCTTGCTTGTCTAGTTGCTTAAGTACAGCATCAAAATCAGTTAAGGCTCCGCCAGAAACTTGCGCTCCAAAGTCAGAATATACGTTACCTCTCGCTTCAATAGCTTCAAAGAAACCTTCTGTACCTTTAGCGGTAGCTGTAATGTTTGAATCATAAAAGTCTAGAGTAGCTCCAGTGTTCAATTGCTTAACACCTTCAACCATAGACATTTCTAGATAGTCTTCCCAACGTAGTCTGTTTTCGTGCTCAGACTTCAAATACCATAGGTATCCAGAAGCTCCATTTTCAGAAGTAACTTCAATCCATCCGATTTGAGCAGTGTCAGAACCGTTGATTGAATAGTGCTCCTTAAGAATAATTGGAGAATTAGTAAATGTAGCGTAGCTAGGGTCTAGCTTTTCGTTAAAGTTACCAGTTCCTTTTGCAAATTCAGAGCCATAAGCAAGAGCTGTAAATCTCTGAGCGTTTGTAATAGCAGGAATTCCAGTTAATGATTTAACTTGGAAATAGTTTCCAGATACATTAGTTACAATACCTTTGATAACAGCACCAGTTCCACCAACAGCTGAAGTAGCTGAAGATTGAGCTTGGATCATAACTGTTTGCCCTTTTCTAAAGTTAACAGCAGTTGTTCCTTGAGAAGTAACACCTAGACTAGTTGGCTGAGCTGTAGGAACGTTGAAGTTCAATACAACACCTCCGCTTGAAGATGCACTTGCTGTACCAGGAGTAGTTCCTGTAGTGGGCATAGTACCTGCATTACTTAAATAGATAGCGTTAGCATATCTTGTGTGCAATCTACCTTGCTCGGTCCAAATGATTTGGTCTGAAGTAGATGGCATCTCCGCTGATACCATACGAAGAAAAGAACCTATAGATCTGTTTCCATATCTTTCAACTTCTTGTTCGTATACATCAGGTAAAAATTGTTGAGCCCATTGGTTGAATGAGCTATCTGTAAAGTCAATATAGTTACCAGTATAAAGAGCTTTGCTTTGAGTTGGTTGCAAAGCTGCTGGTATTCCACTTGTAAAAGCCATTTTTTAAATTTTAAAAATTATTTATTCCATTTTATGCGCAACCTATTTGAGGAATCATTTTCAACAACTCTAACTTTACTATTTGAATTTTGCACAGCTGAATTATCACTGCGAGGGGTCATATCAATATTTTTAGATTTTTTTACTGTTTCTTTTATAGCATCGGCACGGCCTTGCTCATAAAAGTGGGCTGCTAATTTATCAGCATTCCTACCAGCAAATAAAGCTTTATGATAATCACCAATCTTTTCCATTTCACCTTCTTTATTTAAATAAGGTTTAATAAAGTTGTCAATTGTTGATTGAGCTGTTTTTACTTTTTTTGCATCATCTACTTTGAACCTATATTTTTTTTCTCCAACTTTAAAGTCAAAACCTTTGAACTCTTCGCTAAAGAAATTATTTGTTCTAGCATCAAATGTGTTTTTTAATTTTTCTGCTCTTTCCTGTATTTTAGTTGCTTCGTTATAAAAGTCTTGAGCTTCCTTATATTCTTCGGGTACTTCATTTTGCTTTCTTAACTTAAGATCCGCATAGTACTTTTCCTTAGAATCATTGAAATGCTTTTGAGCTTTATATAATTCTTCTTTAAATGCTAATTGCTTTGCTTTAATTTCAGAAGGTTCTGCAACCTCTTCATCATAAGCAAACTCTTTTTGCATTAAAAAATTAATATCCTCGTTATTTAAATGAGGTTTATTATTTTTGTAATATTCATAAACTAATGTGGTATTATCCATTTTAGAATAGTCTCTATTAAGATTAACATAATCTTCTAAAGTACCATTCGTATCTTGCATAAACTCTATTAACTTTTGAACATCTTCAGGGTATTCGTTTGTTTGTACAACATCTTGTTCAGTATCTTGTACAATTTCCTTTTCAGATTCTTCTACAACTTCTAGCGCTTCTTCTTCTTTTTCTTCACTTTGTTCGGTAAGCTCTTCAATGCCTTCTTGCTCGTTTTCTTCATGAACTTCTTGGCTAGCTTCGGGTTGGTCGCGTACAGATACCTCATCTGCGCTTTGCTCTTCACTGGCATTGTTTTCTTGTGTTGGAGGGGTATCAACATTTACACGGTATACACCATCGTCTTGAAACCCATAATTAGAATCTACTTCTCCGCTTTCTATTGCTTGTTCAAGCACCGCGGCTTCTTGTTCTTGGGGTGAAGCTTCTTCTTTAACTTCAACCGCTTTTACTTCAATGTTTTCTTCCATAAGATATAATATAATAGTTTAATTTACTTTGCTTCAAACCTAGACAAATCAAACCCGCCTAGCACATCGTTGCCTTTTGACTCAAATGACTTTTTAGGTTTTTCTGTTTTAGGTGGTCCAGCTATAGAACTTACTGATATTTTCTTATCAGCAATTCTTTCTTGCGTTTCAGATTGTTTTTCAACTAATTCTTTTTGCGCAGATAATTCTAATTCTTTTAATTTAACATTAAGATCATATTCAAATTGCATAAGCTGCTTTTTTGTTTCAGCTTCAAATTGCATTTTCTTAATATTTAATTCGTTTTCAGCGGTAGATATTTGAATAGCAGAATCGGCTTTAACTTGTGCAGCTTGTGATTTTGCATTTTCAATACCAATTTGTGCTTCTCCTTGAGCTTGTGCTTGAGCCACTGATGCGGCTTGAGCGGCTTGCTGATCTACAGCTTGTTTCTTTAGTCTTCTAAATTTTAATAATTGATTAGCTAGTTTAATGTTTCTAACCTCTCTAATGTCTATGGCATCTTCTAAAAATATACTTTGTTGTGATAAAGCTATTTGTATATTAGCTTCTAAAGCAGCTTTTTCGTTTTCATCTGGCTGCAAATCTAAAAATATACCAAAATCATGAAGATGTAAATTATTCAACTCTTTTAAGGAACCCACGGAAAATTGCCCTAAGCTTGTTATAAATGCATCCCTTGTTGGATGAAACTCTAAAACATCTTTAAATCTTGTTGATATTGCCTCGGCTAAAGTAATAGTAATAAAAAGACTAGAATCTAATATATGTCTAGTAGCTACATTGCTATTAGCGGCCGCCATTTTCTGCACACCAACTAACGCTTTAGGATCAGGATCAGAACCATCACGCGCTTCATTAAGCCCCGTAATGTCTCTTATCATTTGCAAGTATTGATTATATGCGCCAATTAATAATTGAACTTGGTTTCCGCCGCCTCCCGGCAGTTCTTGTATTGGTACTTTGCCGGGGTTAGGATCACCTTCAACAGTTAACGATCTACCTATAATAGATCCTGTTTGAAAGTACATGTTTAGAGCCTCTTGAGGATTGTAACTTGTTCCGTTACCTAAATCAATTTCCGCAAGCCCATCCGCGTCTATATAAACACCCGAAGGAGTCATTCTTTGTATTGCTTGTTGTAATTTTAAATGCGTAAGCTGAATTAAATCAGCATAAGGCGTCATTTTAGAAACCAAAGAGTCTATTTTGCCTTTATATATTCTTGGAGCCGCCACTATATAATTCATTAATACTTTATTAGCATTTGAATGCGGCCTTACCATATTAGTTGCTTTTTTCCATTTTAATAATTTATTAGCTCCTAATATATAAACCCCCTCGTATATAACTTCTTGCGCTCTCGCTACTCTTTCAAATCTTGTTCTTTTATCTTTTGGCGGATCAAAAGAATCGTCTTTTTCTATTGCTTTTTCAGCCCCAGAAGATATTTCTTTTATTTTGTAAACATTTTTTTCCCATGTTTTCCAATTAAAGTAAAGTACAGTAGCTATATTATTGTCATACTCCTGGTTGCCCTCTGTATTGTAATTTATATTATAATTTTTGTAACCGCTACTTTTTTTAGCAAGATCACCAATTTCTTCATTTGATAATTGTGGAAATTGTTTTTTAAGCTCATTTATCTTAATTGTTTTTACTTCTCCAAAGTAATAACAATCCGAAAAGTAGGGGTCTTCCGTATATGACCATATTAAATTTGCAGGATCAACATAATCTAACTTTATACCGTCTGTATTATTAAAAGAATGTTTTGCTGCACCAATACCCAGCACGGCTATGTCATAGTCAATCCTAGGTTTTATATAATCATATTTATTTTGATTAAATATATTTTGTATAGCTTGCTCTTCTGCAATTTCAATACCTTGCTTATAATTTAGCTGCATAAAAAGATCTAGTTCTTCAGTAGATCCCGGCAATTTTTCTCTATCTATATTTCTTACGTTAGCTCCTAATTGCTTTTCAATAAGCTCTAACATAGAATCGGTATTCATATCTCTTTGTATACCTTCTACATATTTAGTTCTTTGGCCTGTAGATATTGGGTCTTCTCCAACGGCTCGTACATTATATAGTCTGTCTTGCATGCCGTTAACTACAATATCTACAAACTTTGGTATAATAGGCACTGGCTTCCAATCTAAATTAAGATATGACAAATCGCCATTAACAGCAAATTCGTCTTTATATTTTCTAATTGATTGTTCGCCTCGCGCGTACAATCTTAACTTATGAAAATTGTCTTTAAGTTCGTAATATTTGCCTTGGCTGCCGTTTCCGCTATTAAACCACTCTTGCTCTATAGCCGTAGCTACCGCTGTGCCGTATTCAATACTTCTTTTCTCAGAGTCAGAAACAGCCTGACTAGGAAATTGAGAATACTTATTTTTTATTTTTGCCATATTTATTTAATTAGCATACTTCTGTCGCCTTCATTCTTGTATTTAGAGAATGAAAAATTAAGTTTTTTTGTTGTTCTTTCTTGTCGTGGTCTATATAAATGTTTTCTACACGCCATTATAGCTAGCCCACTACTAATAGATGCATCATAGGCTGTACGTTTAGATATGTCAAATTTAGCCCAATCTTCTAAGGTACGTTGAAAATACATGTTTCCGTGTCTGTTCTCAAAGCTACCTACATTTTCTTCTATATATGATTCTATTGCAGCAGCGTGAGCCTGTCTTATATCTTCTGATGTATTAGGTATTCCACCTAATTCAATTTCAGTTTTAGATAAAGCGCCTCTTAGCTTATCTGGTCGGTTCATAGAAAAACCTCTATAACCTCTTCTTTTTAAATGATATAATAATCTAGGCTTATTGTTTTCAGCTAATATGGGCATTCCATAAAAAACTATGGCCATAAGCACATCTTCAAAAAATATTTCTGCTGTTTGCGGTCTAGCTACATATTC